AGGATGCTATAGAGTATTTTGAGTTTAATATTGCTGGTGCGTGGGTAGGAGAGGCTACTCCGTTCTTTTTGGAGACTATGGATTTATGAGGTCTATTTACGATATACAGAAAGATATTGCCAAGGCATCCCACCTTCTAAATAATTTGATTTTGGAAAAGAAACTGACCCTTCAGGCAATGTGTGGGTTAGAAGAAAGCTCCAAAATACTGGCCGAAAAAGTGATTGAAAAAGCCAAGCAATGACTCCCGCGCAAAAGGAAATTTTTTTGATTGTCGATGAGTATTGGAAGAACTTTGGTTTTGGGCCAACTATTGATGATGTAATGAGAATCACAGGCGAGAAGGGTCGCGGTAATGTATCGCGAAAAATGCGGATGCTTATCGAAATTGGGGTTTGCAAAGGGGCTACGAATAGAGCTAGAAGTATTCGTCCATCGTATATAAGAATCAGGGATTTATGAAAGAATTATTAGATTTAATCTCGATGCTTCCCGAAGAGGAGCAAGCTCCCCTTATTCCTTTAGTGGAAAGTTTAGGGTTGGCGGAGGAGCGCGAGGTTAGTCAAGATGATTTTCTGGCCTTTGTTCAGTCCGTCTGGCCAGGATTTATCTATGGCCGTCACCATGCGCTAATGGCAAAGAAATTTGAGGACATCGCCAATGGGAAATCGAGGCGCTTAATTATCAATATGCCTCCCCGCCACACAAAGTCAGAGTTTGCCAGCTATCTTCTCCCCGCCTGGTATCTAGGCAAGTACCCGCATAAGAAGATTATTCAATGTTCTAACACGGCTGAACTTGCCGTTGGCTTTGGACGTAAGGTTCGTAACTTAGTAGATTCGGAGGCGTATGCAAAGATTTTTCCAAATGTCGCTCTTAGATCTGATTCTAAAGCTGCTGGCCGCTGGGCTACTAATGCCAATGGTGATTATTTTGCTATTGGCGTTGGCGGTACTGTTACTGGTAAAGGGGCCGACTTACTCATTATTGATGATCCTCATTCGGAGCAAGAGGCAGCACTAGCCGCCTCAGACCCTGCGGTTTTCGATAAGGTTTTTGAATGGTATACCTCTGGTCCGCGCCAGCGTTTGCAGCCAGGTGGATCAATTGTTTTGGTAATGACCCGCTGGGCCAAACGCGATTTGACAGGGAAAATCTGCCAATCTGTGATCGACAGGGATGGTGATGTCTGGGATATTATTAGCCTGCCAGCGATCCTGCCTACAGGAAAACCCTTATGGCCTGAGTTCTGGAGCTTAGAAGAATTAACTAAGCTACGGGAAGAACTTCCACTACCCAAGTGGCAGGCCCAGTATCAGCAAGATCCAACCTCTGAGCAAGGCGCTATCGTCAAGCGAGAATGGTGGCAACTTTATGAAGGTTCACGCGCCCCGCCCTGTGAGTTTATTATTCAGTCATGGGATACGGCATTTACAAAAAACGAACGTTCAGACTATTCTGCTTGTACAACATGGGGTGTTTTTTATAAAGATGAAGATCCTAATCAGGCCAATATTATCTTGCTAGATGCCTTTAAAGAACGCATGGAATTTCCAGAGTTAAAGAAGCGCGCCCTAGAGATGTATAACGAATGGGAACCCGATGCGTTTATTGTGGAAGCAAAAGCTTCTGGTGCGCCATTGATTTATGAGCTACGCGCCATGGGAATCCCTGTGCAAGAGTTTACGCCAGTACGGGGTAATGATAAGATCACACGGGTAAACTCAGTATCAGACCTATTTGCATCAGGAAAGATTTGGGCGCCAGCAACTCGATGGGCAGAAGAAGTAATGGAAGAGTTAGCTGCGTTCCCCAATTCAGACCACGATGACTTAGTGGACTCAACAACACAAGCACTAATCAGATTTAGAAAAGGCGGGTTTCTACGGCTTCAATCAGATGAAGTCGATGAACCAATCGTTAGACGCAAAGCAGCATATTACTAGGAAACATTATGGAAAAAGCACTGTACGAACTACCAGCTGGCCTTGAAGCAATTGATGAATCTCAAGGTGATCCAATAGAAGTTTTGCTTGGTGGCCTTGATGTTCAAGAGGAAGATTTAGAAGAAGAAGATGGTGAGTTTGAAGAAAACCTAGCCGAACAAATGAGTGCTGGCGATCTAGCTATGATCGCTGGAGATATTCTAGGTGACATCGATGCCGACATTTCATCCCGTAAAGACTGGATGCAAACCTATGTAGACGGATTAGAGCTACTAGGACTAAAGATTGAAATGCGTTCCGAACCTTGGGAAGGCGCTTGCGGTGTGTATCACCCACTGATGTCAGAAGCCCTAGTCAAGTTCCAAGCTGAGACAGTCATGGAAACGATTCCAGCTGCTGGCCCAGTAAAAACTGTAGTTGTAGGCCGTGAAACAGTAGATAAGTTAGCAGCTGCTGACCGTGTTCAAAAAGACATGAACTACCAGATTATGGAGAAGATGCCTGAGTTTCGCCCAGAGCATGAGCGTATGTGCTGGGGTCTTGGCCTTTCAGGTAACGCCTTTAAAAAGGTTTACTACGATCCAAACTTAGAGCGTCAGGTTTCCCTGTTCGTTCCAGCTGAAGACCTAATTGTTCCTTATGGCGCGTCAGACCTTCGCAGTGCAGAGCGTGTGACCCATGTCATGCGTAAGACTAAGAATGAATTGCGCAAACTCCAGATTGCTGGCTTTTATTTAGATGTAGATCTTGGTGATCCTGTAACCGCATTTGATGAAGTCGAGAAGAAAATTGCCGAGAAGATGGGTTTTACAGCCACTTCTGATGATCGCTTTAAGTTATGCGAAACCCAAGTAAACCTAGATTTACCTGGCTTTGAACATAAAGATGAAGATGGAAATCCAACAGGAATTGCCCTTCCTTACATTGTAACCATTGAAAAAGGAACGCAAAATGTTTTAGCGATCCGCAGAAACTGGAGGCCAGAAGATGAAACAATGCAAAAAAGAAATCATTTTGTCCATTATGGATATGTTCCTGGTTTTGGCTTTTATTGCTTCGGCCTTATTCATCTTGTGGGTGCTTTTGCTAAGTCTGGCACTTCTATTATCAGACAGCTTGTGGATGCAGGCACTTTATCGAACTTGCCAGGTGGCTTTAAGACCCGTGGCTTGCGAGTAAAAGGTGACGATACCCCAATCGCTCCAGGTGAGTTCCGCGATGTAGACGTACCAAGTGGTGTCCTAAAAGACAACATTCTGCCTTTGCCTTACAAAGAACCTAGCCAAGTTCTCTATAGCTTGCTCGGAACTATCGTGGATGAAGGCCGTAGATTTGCTTCTGCAGCCGATCTGAAGATTGCAGATATGTCTGCCAACACCCCAGTTGGTACAACCTTGGCTATTCTAGAGCGCACCCTGAAGGTAATGTCTGCTGTTCAGGCCCGTGTTCACTATTCAATGAAGCAAGAGCTACAGCTGCTCCGCGACATTATTCGTGATTACACCCCGCCAGATTACAGTTATGAGCCAGATGTTGGTGATCGTTTTGCCAAGCAGTCTGATTATGACAACGTAGACGTAATCCCAGTAAGCGATCCTAATGCTGCGACTATGAGCCAAAAAGTGGTTCAGTACCAAGCGGTTTTACAGTTGGCACAACAAGCTCCGCAGATCTACGATATGCCACAGTTGCACCGTCAAATGCTTGATGTTCTAGGCATTAAGAACGCTAAAAAGCTAGTGAAGTTAGAAAACGATAAGCAGCCAGAAGATCCAATTACTGAGAACATGAATATTTTGAACATGAAACCAGTTAAGGCTTTCCTGTATCAGGACCATGATGCCCATATTGCAGTGCATATGAACGCCATGAAAGATCCAAAGATAGCACAAATGATTGGCCAAAACCCTAACGCACAGGCTATTGGCGCGGCAGCTATGGCGCACATTAACCAGCATTTAGCGTTCCAGTATCGCAAACAAATGGAACAGCTTATGGGTATTCAGCTTCCCCCAATGGAAGAAGAGAATGATGAAGGCATCCCACGCGAGATGGAAGTTCAGATCTCCGCAATGGCTGCCCAAGCATCTAATCAGTTGTTGGGCCGTAACCAAACTGAAATTGCAGCACAACAGGCTCAAATGGCAGCACAAGATCCTGTTATTCAGATGCAAGCGCAAGAACTCCAACTCAAACAGATGGAAGAACAGCGTAAAGCAGCTAAAGACCAGTCCGATGCCCAGCTTAAGATGGAGCAATTAAAGATTGAACAGGAGCGTATCGCCTCCCAGGAGCGTATTGCTGGTGCTCAATTAAACGCAAAATCCATGACTGAGCAGGAAAAGCTGCAATTGCAGAAGATGAAAGATGGATTTCAAATTAGCAAGGATATTGCTGAGATGAATAAACCGCAGCAAACTAAAAAACCTTCAAACAAGGAATAAAAGTAAATGGATAGAAATTTGGATTACCTCTTAGATGAGTACAAAGAACGTATCAACGTCCTCAAACAGGCCGTTGCAGCGGGGAATTGTCAGTCTTTTGAGGAATACAAGTACGCTTGTGGACAACTTCGAGGTCTGGAGTCCGCTTGTTTAATTATTACAGACCTCAAACAACGATTGGAGAACTCGGATGAGTGAAATCCTTATCGGCTCAAACCCCGATAACCCGCAGATTGTGGGAGTAGTAAATTTTGAATCAAGCAGCGAAGAAAAAGCTAAAGCCTTACCAGAACCTTCTGGATACCGCATTTTAGTGGCAATACCAGAGCAAGAGAAAGAGTATGAAAGTGGAATCCTCAAAGCGGATCAAACCATGCACTACGAAGAAGTACTTTCAACTGTCTTTTTTGTTGTCAAAATGGGTCCAGATTGCTACCAAGACAAAAGCCGTTTCCCAAATGGCCCTTGGTGCAAGGTTGGTGACTTTGTTCTAGCCAGACCAAACTCTGGCACTAGATTAAAGATCCACGGACGCGAGTTTAGGATTATTAACGATGACTCCGTAGAGGGAGTAGTTCAAGATCCGCGTGGAATAACACGAGTTTAAGGAGAAATCATGGCTCAAATACAACTTGAGGAATATAAATTCCCCGATGAAGAAGAAAATCAGGCCCAAAACCCTGAGAATGAAATAGAAGTAGAGATTGTTGACGATACACCAGAGGATGATCGGAAAAATGCAACCCCGATGCCCAAGGAAATCGTTGAACAACTCGATAATGATGACCTAGAACAGTTTGCTGGCGAGGCTAAAGCCAAGCTTTTGCAAATGAAGAAGGTTTACAACGATGAACGTAGGCGCGCCGATGCTGCTGAGAAGGAGCAAGCTGAAGCAATTAGCCTGGCTAAAGCAATTCTTGAAGAAAACAAGAAATTAAAGACAAAATTGACGGCTGGAGAGAAAGATTTAGTGACTAATGTGAAACAAAACATTGGCCACGAGTTAACTGCAGCAAAACAAGCTTATAAAGACGCTTATGATTCTGGTGACAGTGATCGTTTAGTAGAAGCTCAAGAAAAACTGACTGAAGTTAAGTTAAAATCGCAACAAATTGAGCAATACAAACCAGAATTTTCAGAAGAAGCTTTACAAGCTCAAGAAAATGCAGTACAAATACAAAATCAACCCCAACGATTGGACTCAAAAACCCAATCGTGGCTGGACAAAAACCAGTGGTACGGGAAAGATGATGATATGAGTTACCTTGCTCATGGAGTCCATAGAAGACTAGAAAGGGAAGGAGTTCCAATCGGCTCCGACCACTACTGGGCAACTATAGATGAAGAAATAAAAAGGAGATTTCCAGAGAAATTTGGACAAACTGAAGAAATCAAACCCTCTTCAGAAGCAGAAACCAAACCTTCTGCCAAGGCCAATAGACCTGCGACTGTTGTTGCTTCCGCGACAAGATCTACCTCGCCAAAACGAATAACCCTTACGCTGCGACAACAAGCATTAGCTAAGAAATTAAATCTTACTAATGAGCAGTATGCTATTGAACTAACTAAATTGGAGTCCCAAAATGGCTGAAACAAGAACACCTAGAGAAGTAAGTAACCGTCAACAATCTGTGCGGGTTGAAGCATGGAAACCGCCTGAATTGTTGCCAGAGCCAGACAAACAGCCTGGTTTTGCTTATCGATGGATTCGTGTTGCAACTAATGGTCAAGCTGACCCTCGTAATCTCTCTGCCAAACTCAGAGAAGGATGGGAACCAGTAAGAGCAGAAGAACAGCCAAAGTTTGATATGTTAGTCGATCCCAATAGTCGATATAAAGACAATATTGAGATTGGCGGGCTGTTGCTTTGCAAAACTCCAGCTGAATTTGTAGACCAGCGTAGTACTTACTACTCTAAACAGACACAAGCTCAGACGGATGCTGTAGACAATAACTTGATGCGCCAAAGCGACCCACGGATGCCTCTCTTTAAAGAGAATAAATCCTCAAGTAGCGTTGGCAGATAGTATTTTTTTATAACTTTTAGGAGAATCAAATGGCTTATCCAACCGTTTCTGCTCCCTATGGCCTAGAGCCGATTAACCGTATTGACTTTATGCCATATGCTGGCGCAACACGTCAATTGCCGATTGCAAGTACTTATAACACTGCAATCTACAACGGTGACATCGTTTTAGTCACAGGTGGCAATATTAGAAAATCCGCTGTAACTACTGATGCAACTACAGACCAAGCTAACAATGCAACTTATGGTGTGTTTGTTGGTGTTCAGTACATCAATTCACAAGGCCAAACAGTACAAGCTCAATATTACCCAGGTAATGCTGCTGCTTCTTCTGCTGTAGCTTATGTTGTTGATGATTCACAAGCTGCATTTAAAGTAGCTGTTACTTTTTCTGGTAACACAACTGTAACTACTGCCAACGCTTCTGTTGTTGGTACAAACTTGCAAATCCGCCAAGGTACTGGCTCCTCTACTACAGGTAATTCGGGTGTATCCGTTGTTGCCCCTGTAGCAGGTACTGGTAACGCAGCAGCATTGCCTGTTCGTGCAGTAGCAGTTATTCCAGAAACAGCAACGGGTAACAACGCTTATGTTGAAGTCGTTGTTAAATTGAACAACCCACAAATCTTGCGCACTACTGGCAACGATTACGTATAAGGAGCTAATTAAATGGCTATTTCACGCGCACAGCTCCTAAAAGAGCTATTACCTGGATTGAACGCATTGTTTGGATTAGAGTATGCTCGTTACGGCGAAGAGCATAAAGAAATCTACGAAACAGAGACTTCTGAGCGTTCTTTTGAAGAAGAAACAAAGTTGTCAGGCTTTAGTGCTGCTCCTGTCAAAAACGAAGGCTCTGCCATCGCTTATGACAATGCGCAAGAAGCATG